TGGAGTCATGCCGTTTGTTGGAGACGGAGGGCTACCCATTGGGCCTCCCATACCGCCTGCCGGTGCTCCCATTCCCTGTGCTGCGCCCTGAACAGGATTCTGACTCATCATTTGCATGAACGCAAACTGGCGCGCCTGGTCTTCCATGAATTGCTGGGCTTTAAGCCGCTGAACCTGTTCGGCAAGGTTCTGAACAACAATCATATTCCCTGCTTCAAGCGCAGACTGAAGTTGTCCCATAAGAAGGTTCTCTGGAGTCGCAGCAGTCGCCAACTGTAAATCGACCCGGCGTTCTTCAAGTTGAGCATCCTTGAGTCGAAGAATGTCTTCCTTGATGAACGTGTCCGAGACAACCGGCCTGCCTTCAGCATTAGGCCGTCTTGCAAACTCGGCCATCATCCACTGGGCCTGATCGTCTTGCGGAAGACTGGGAACAAGTTCGACCGTGAGCGGGCCGTGTCCCTGAATCTCTTGAGGCGTGATTTCGCGTGAGAACCCTACGTTGTCGAGCAACTTGCCTGTGACTCGCAACGTCTCGTACTGGCCTGTCTCGTACTGGGCCATCAATGCTTTTATGGCTCCCTGCATACAGGCTTCAACTGCACGAGCGAAGGGTCTTGCCCGGTCTCCGAGAACCGAATTGAGGATCGTAAGCGCGCGCCCAGACTGCGAGCCAGACGCTACGCCACTGGCAGAGGGTGGTGTGCCTCCGCTAATAAGATCGGTGTTAATGAAACTAAGGTTTGTAATTGCACCGTTCTGGATCGCAGGAAGGTCGAGAAGACTTACATCCTCTCCCAGTGAACTGTTAAGTGTTATCTGTCCTGCTTTATCAGGCTCTTCTTCCAGCGTAAACTCGCCACCCGCCGAAGTCGTCTTGTATATACCGGAGTTTTGCTTCGCCAGATTAGACGTAAGGATCGACTTGACCCGGTTATCCGACTCGTAGATCGCCCGGTTCGGGGCAAAAACAGACTCGCCAAAGCCCTCAAGTCCCTGAATCTTACGAGTCTCGTTGACACCCATCGTCAGGCTGAACGAAGCAGTCCCTGGGTTTGACCCGATTCCTCGAATAGTGATGGGGTCTTCTACAGAAAAGGTGTTTGCAGGCTTTTTTGCGTACTTATGTTCGCTCTGGATGATGACCGAGTTCATCCATCGACCTTTTTCCTTGCGGTAGTAATCGACAACCTTTTCCTGCATGTCGTCGTTATTTGCATCTTCAGAGGTCTCGTCGAACTCGAAGTCGTATTCGTCCTCTATAGCAAGGCGATTCCGCATCGTGATAATCGCAGCCCAGATCAGACCTTCCGAACCCATCTGAAAGACAAGCTGACGTGGATCAATCGGAGTCAGGTTTACTTTTGTAGACCCGTCCTCACGTTTCGTCAGGAGGTTACGGCAGGCTACCCAGCCGCCTTCTACGATTGCAAAGTGAGATAGCGTTGGCTGAAAAGGCGTAGTGCCGACTTTGACCAGGTTCTCGTCTCCTAGACGAAGCATCCCAATCGCAACACGTTCGGCATCTTGATCTACGTTGTTGGTTTGACCCTCTTCGACTTCGGACTCGATTTTAACAATCGCAGGAGCGTAGCCGACAATCGAAATAACTTTGTCTGCATGGGTTCGTGGTTCGTTTGACGTATAAGCATCTTCGGGAGATATACCGTCACCAGCTACCGGCTCGAACGGTACAAGGGCATATCGTTCCATGTCCGCATCCATGCGGTCCCAGAGAGGTTGAAGTGCTTTCTCGCGCAGTTCAATGCGTTCGAGAATTTTCTCAATAGCGTCACGCTCCTGGTCACGACTCATTCGTCGTCGTGGCTCGCGTGGTCGTCCGTCATCTGCTAGACGTGCATTTTCAAGACGCGCTTCAACAGTAGTCACTTAATACCTCGTCAACGCTGCTCGCCTGCGCCCGCGTATGTTCCGTACATGCGGTCGTTTCGGCCCTTGATTCGCTGTTGCGTAGCCAACCTGGTTGATCCAGAGATATGTGAGAGCTTTAATCCCGTCACAGAAGTCATCTTTAGGAACTTTTCCTATTACATCACCCATGCGGTTCTTATTCCATGAGTATATGTGAGGCCGATTATCTACAGGACTCAGGCAATGTCCAAGTTCTGACAGAATACCAGTACACCGTGGGTGGAACAAAACCTTCGGCTCACGAAACTCCGGGTCGTACTGAAGCATCGTGTTAAAACGGTCAATACCCGGTTGGATATTAACCCTTTCGTGCATAAGTGTAAGGCCTGTTTTCTTTTGCCACACCTCTGTATTGGATTCTTGTGCTCCTGCGTGGTATGACCCGGCGATGTCGATAACCCCTATTTTCTTCGGGTTTTTCCACCAATATTGATCCATAGCCTTCTGGCATATTTCGTCTACCGTCATGTGATGTTCGTAAATCTGGTCAATAATGTGCCATTGCTGGAATGACCGACCGTCAGCACGCTGAATGTTCTTTTTCTGCGCCACAACAATCGCGTAATTAGACGATGCACCCGAATATCCGGGGTCCATTCCCAGATAAACAGGCAACGCAGGATCGTATTCGACCTCTTTGACGTGAATCGTAGAGTCGAACCTGTCGTGGACACGACCGCTCGGAGGACTCGGAACGGCAAGATACCGCTCCATAAACAATGCTTCGGGCAGTTCCCGCTCTAATTGCTTGAGTTGTGCGTTTTCCGCACCTCCAGGCCACGCAAACGGGTTGTCCTGGGATCGGAATGAATAGACAGCAGCCTTGTCTAACGTAGCCTCTGTCTCTGATTTCCACTTCGTGTACTGGGTCGGATACCAGCCGAGAGACCCTTCGAGAGTTCCCGACATGATGAGTTGTCCGAACTTTCCGTTAGATTGGCCTCGTATCTGACCGAGACGACCTTGCGCCCTGAGATAGAAGTCGTGGGAAAGTAGCGCAGCTTCGCAGGCGAGTATCCAAACCGGCCCTTCCGCGCGCATCGCGTTCATAGGGTCTCCGACAGACTTCGTTTCTATTTTGAAAGTCTTGCCATTTGGTGTGGGAATTTCGATGGTTCCGGGGTCAATACGGGCGGTTTGCTTAAATCCCCCCTCTTTTCCCCGTGTCTGGGCTATTTCTGGCATTTGCATAAGCCATTCGCCTATACAGTCGCGCATTTCGGTCGCTGTGAGGTTGTAATTATCCGCAACAACCCATGCAACATGACCGCCTGCATCCAGTGGATAAGTCGAAATAAATTCCAGCGCAAGAAGATACGCCTTCATAGCCGTCGTAGTGGTCTTTGCGCCCCGGTCTCCGCCGCAAACTAGGTACGTTTCCGCCGTATCGTTGAAGATGAACTCTTCGTGAATCCCTGAAGGGGCTACCCACCCCTGACCTGGATGGCCGATAGGGTCGGAATCGTCAAGCTGGGACCAGAGAGCGCGTATAACAGGTTCAGATAACACAATCCGAAGTGTAACAAAATGACCTGCCCCGGAGATAAAACACTTTTTGGATACAGGAGAAGTGTACGGGGCAGGCCACCGAAAGCGGTGCGGGGAGGGCTTCCGCACAAATAGGAGTGTAGCAGAAAAGACGTAACTCTAAATATTTACTTCTTCACGAGTCATCGGCCACTACCTAATCCCACAAGGAAGTCGCTCTTCTTGCCGTTGTTGTCGTTTGCATGGCGTCCAAGTGCCTTCCAGATTTCGGCTACTCCTTCTTTGCCGATTCCCCGAGTCGCTTGTAATTCACGTTTTGAATAGCGTTCGAGTTCTTCAACCGAAGTTACACCGTCTCGGAGCAGCATATTCAACTGCCTTGCGCCAAGTCCAAGTGTTTTTATATGACGCCCCGGAAGTTTCTTGGCAGGCACAACTTCAATCAGCCGCTCGTACTCCTCGTCCGAGAGCCACTCAAGCGTGCCGCTCGGCATACGGGCAACCCACTGGTTCTCGTATTCACTTCCCCATTTATGGCCGAAGGATGATGACGATTCAACATGAACGGCTGAATCCTTCATATGGTTGCACCAACACTCGTCAGGCTTCCCCCAGTACACCGCTTCGGGTTCTGCGAGCCATCGTTTCTCGTTAACCTGTATCAGCATCAGTCTCTCCCTCCTTCGTTTCTAATTCTCCCGTAATCTACCAACGCCACGCGTTAGAGACAAGTTTGTGATACGCTGTATGCGCATAGCCCCCGAGCACCTGTGTTCTCGTAACTGAGGGCTATGCAGCAGGAGCCGGGGGCTTTTTCTTTGCCTAAACGCAAAAATCGTGGGATGTTCGG